TCCAAGATACACTTATCGTTTAAGTGTACCCCCCCCCCAGTTGAGATGTGAAATTCCTTATTTTTTCGTGTTATTTTAATTGTTGGTTTCATTGTCTACCTCCAACTTTAAGTTTTCCTTTAATGTTTTTATCTCTGCTCTAACAAGTTCTGCTTGTTCTTTGAGTTCATTGATGTTTAAATAACTTTTATTGAAATACTTATCATGTGAAATTTTAAAATTGTTTTGCCACATACTCTGAATTAGTTGTTTCTCAAAATAGTTTTTAAACCAGTCAATAAGTTCACTTAATCTGTATTTATTATTCATTAAAAAACCTCCACTTGTATAAACGAATTATTGTTTAAATATCCATTACTGCCATTTGTTGTTTGTTCAATTATTGTAAATTCGTCACCATTTGAGCAGGGTATCATAATAACACCACCACCTGAGCCCGACAATCCACTATCAAAGAAAGTCCATATATTAGTATCATTGACAAACTCGCCATTTTTGTAAATTTTTGTCATTAAATAAGCAACCTTTGTCATATTGAAAAAAGCGTGTGTAAAACAAAATTTTATTGCTTTTATGCCTTTACCAACAACAAACTTTCCATTTGAATAAGTCAATCCATTACCAATAGCACCAATTTCAACATCATATTTTATCGTGTCGGCTGTGCCGTCTATGTATTTATCTTCGCTTAATTTTCTACACATAGCACCTTTAATAAGAGAAACAGATTTTTGCCAACTTTCCTTGTTTTCTTCACTTAAATTACTTGCGTCTACAACAGCTCTGTCTTTCTTACCATTGTTCTCGAATCTAATTCTTTCTTGCTCTGCAAAGTCAATAGATTGTCTGTCTTGTGGTTTAAATTCTAATTTTCTCATTAATCTGCCTCCTCTGGAAATTCAATTACAAATGAATATTCACCAGTATTTAGGTCACCCTCTGTATAACATTTACAAACACCAACTGGCACAACCTTGCTAGGTTTAACATTTCCGCTTTCATCTGTAATCATTACATTATTTGCATTTATAGAACCTTGTGAAATATCGACTTTCTTTTGAGCTTCAATGAGATCGTAAATATCTTCTGCAACATTGTTTGATTCATTAACAATTCTTTTAATCTCTGCCATAAGAGAGTCTTCTTTATCTGTCATTGCAGCATAAAATGCTTTCTTGATTTCTTCTGGTCGCATACCGCTTTCAGATGGTCTATCTGGCAAAGCAAAAGCTGTTTTTCTTTTTATGGCTTGTTCTGTGTTAGTAGATACTTGACTTATCTTTTTTCTATCCATATACCTATTGCACTCCTTTATTCATAGAATTTATTTTGTAATTTATTGTGAGTGAGTGAATTGCACATGAGTATTCATTATCACTCTTAAAGAAAAATTGTATAAAGTTGAAATAATCTTTAATGTCAACTGTATAACTATTTGCAAATGATGTATCGAAAGAGAAATTATTAAAATCCAAAGTTTCAAAATCGAACATGTGAATCCCTTGAGATTCTATAAATTCTTCCGAGTTCTTTGTTGTATAACCAAACTCAACTTGACCATTTGTGATAGGTTCTGTTGAAATTGTTAGCGCCAACAGAGTTTTCGTTGCTTGATTAGTTCCAAAGTCAAATACTGGACTATACCATGTTGCAACAACATTTTCTTTAATAACAAATGTTGCACGTGGTGTTTGATAAACATTAGAGTTGTTGTATTTTACAAACTCAATGTTCTCTGTTCGCTTATCGTATTTAACCTGGAAAGTGTCATCTGTTAAATTCATAACAACAAGTTCTTTGTTTTTTAAGTTTTCGCAAAACCTAAATCCTCTTGAACTAATACTTACAGATGCCCCAGTTTCATCAACCAAAGCAAATGAGCAATTAGATAAATTAATATCATCAAAATAGTATTTCTTGTTTACAACTAATCCAGAAGAACCAACATTGTCTGCATAAACCTCTGTTCCAGCATAACAAGTTAAAATATCTGTTTCATTTAAGAAAATTCTATTATTTTCAACTTTTATAATTTGTTCTGGCAATAACTTCACTTTGAATATATCTGTATCAAACTTGATCAAGTCATCATCTTTAACACCAATATACTTGTTGTAGACTATTGTGTTTGTATCATACTCTAAATACAAATCACCATCTTCTGTCTTTTCATGGATTCTATCCACATATTTACCATCAAATGTGCATATTCTTCCATCTTCTGTTCCAAAGTAAAGATTGTCATCAATAATGCACCAAACTCTTACTGGCATATTATCCCAGTAATACCACTCATAATTAAATGAATCTGTATCTGAAGTGTTTTGTGATGTTATCCTTGCATCTGCAACATAACAAACATCATCAACTGCGAGATAATATCTATTCCTATACGAAATTGCAACAGCATTTTCCAGGCTTGTGTGCTTAATAAGTCTTGATTTTATGTATTGACTTCTTTCTTTCGAATATCTTTCTGTTGAAGATATGTTAGAAGACATTACAATTCCAAACACACCATTTCTTGAAAGATATAGTTTGTCACCACTTAAGTTAGCATTTGCATATTTGCTTATCATTGCCTCACCGATTGTTCCAGCTTTGATAGGAAAGTATGACATAACCTTTTCTAAACTACCATCTTCGTTATATTCTGTGTTATAAGTGCCGGTCCTGTAATAAATACTTGCCTCACCATTAACCAATTCTTTGTGTGTTGCAAGTGTTCCATCACCAAGTCTTGAATAACCAACTATCTTTGACTCTGAAGAACCGATTGAACTATTGTTTTGGTCTTCAAAATAGGTTAGGTTATCCATAGCAGAATAAAAGTCTATATTTGGATATTCATCATTTCCTGCAACGAATAATCTGTCTGGATTTCCATTAACACCAAACATGATTCCAAATTCACAATTATTTATTCTTTCTGCATATCCCTCTGTCTTACAACCAAAAGTAATTGTTATGTTTGACTCTTGAGAAATAGGTGGCATTGTATCAATAAAGAACTTAACCTTTGAGTTTTCAAAATCAATAGAACCAACATTTGAATCATTTTCATCATATAAGAAAACATCTTTACTGGTATATTTCTTTATCACCAACTCTTCGTTCTCTAGTGTTTCATGTTCCACTATTACTTGAACATTTGTATCAATGCTTTGAGAATCAAGTGTAAATGTAGAGTTTGCAACATTTCCAACAAGAGTGTTTTTCCTTTTGCTTGAAAGCAAGTTCGCCATATCTTTTGTTTTTACAATATCACCCTCAACACCATCTGCATCAATGTTGATAGTTGTTGTTGGAATATAAGTGTTGTCATCATCTTCAACTCTTCTCAACTCATAGTTGTCACCATATTTACCATAAGTTAGGTAGTCACCACAACCAACAAAATAACATCTATTTTGACAGATAAACATTTGACATCTTCTATCTAATAATCGTTCGATATTGACCTTGCAAGAGGCATTTGTTGATGTGTTTGTAATATTTATCACTTCATCATTAACAATCTTGTAGAATTGCTTTTCGCCATACACAAGAATTGTTTTTACACCCTCAAGAACACACTCGAAGATTCCATTGATGTTGCCATTGCCAACTCGCCACTTTTCAAACCAACCATTTCTCTTTCTATTTACACCATTTTCAAAAATGAAGTTTTTGCTATTTACAGCTCTGTTTTGTGCAACCAAAAGAGAAGAACTTGAAAAATCAACACCTTTAAAATTACTAATCTTTGCTTGTCTTCTTTCTTTTAATTGTACACTCATTAATAAACCTCACTTGAATAAACTTTTTCTATTTTAAATTCTTCAAACTCTTCATCATAAACACGAAGAGATTCAATTCCTTGATCAAAAGTATTTTTAGCGGTTAATGCAAGGTCTGGTTCATCTTCTTGATAAAGTTCAAACTTGATGTAATATGGTATCAATCTTGCAAGTTCATCACTTAAATTTGGAATATCATCTGTGTCTGCAATATTGTCTGTAATATTGTCAATTTTTGTGTCATACACCATTGCTAGATATTCTGGCAAGTATTTGTTTGAAACAACAACCATGTTTCCCTCTCTCTCGAAAGGAACTCTTTCCCTATAACCATTGCTATCTTCATAAACTATTCTTGAAATAGACAAAAAGTCTTTAATGCTTGAAACATCAAATCTGTTATTGATCGCACCTTGCTTAACTACTAATTCAGACATTTCAACTCTATTTTGAGGCAATATCTTCTTGTGGTTGATTACATCTATTGCCTTGTTAATGCAGTTAAACATATTGTTAAGGTATTTTGCATATCTTTTCTCACCTAAAATAGCATCCATGTTATCAAGAACAAGCACACTATCATTGTTGATATTCATTATTTTAAGAGCTTCAAGTTTAATTTCGCCTAATTTCATATTTCCTCCATGTTCTGCGACTTTGTGGGTTCGAACCACCAATAGCCAACTCAAATCACATAAAACAATCCAAAAACACATGGATTGTTTTTTAATTAATTAAATATACTTTGAATCTTCAAGGATTTTAGCAACTGGTTCTGGAACAAGAACCTTTTCACCTCTCTTGATTTCCCAACGATAACCATTAATGATTACTGGAACAATCAAATCCTTTGGATTTTGAGAGTCAATAGGAATCTTAATTTCAACCATTTTTTTGTTTTTGATTGCTTTCGCAGTCTTTTTAGCAACCTCTGTATGTTTTGCATCAATTTTTACATTTTCAATACTTTCGGTTGTGTTGATGTTTTTTTCATCAACATTTGTTTCAACATCTTCAACATTAGTTTCAATGTCTTTAACATCTTTTTCTTTGCTCATATTTAATTCCTCCATGTTTTTAATCTTTTCTCACCCTCTAATTAAAGAGGGTGATGGTAAGATTTAACCTTTAAACTCTTTTAGTCAAGAGTTGTTGCACACTCGATACGAACCATGCAATTTTCATCAAGTCTTTTAGCAGTAAATAATGCTTTCCAACCAGATGTTGCTCTTTGGTTAAGTGGATCGGCTGTTCCAGCAGAACCAAATGCTTTAACAATGTTTTCTGGTTTAACTGAACCATTAACATCAACGATACCATAGGCATCTTTACCAATAATCATTGCACAGTGTACATTTACAGTTCCCTCTTTAACAAGAGTTTCTGTTGTTTCAACGAAACGAACACCATGTAATTTACCGATTTCACCATCCATGATGGCTTGACCACCACTATATTTAGAAATATCTTGCCATAGTGGATCTTTCATAAGGTCGTAAGCAATATCTGGATCTACAATACCAATGTAGAATTTTCCATCAATTCTCTTAACATTACCTTTCTTAAGTGTTGCAGCAGCACGTGCAACTTCATCTGCAGTCATTACATCTGATGCTGTGATAGCATTTGTGCCTTCTTTACCACCAGCATATTGTACATTTGTACCTGCACAAACAATATCTCTAACTGCATTGTCGATTGTAAGACCTGCTTGTTCACCAAGCAATTCTGCAGATTCTACTAAAACTGGATCTATTCCAACCAAGTCAAGCATATCTGAAATTTCAACAAAGTCACCATATTGTTCTACAGTTGCTGTAATTGCAGTCACAGCAAGGTTTTTACCTGCAGGTGTCACACCTTCGCTTAATTTAGATGCAACATCTAAAGATGTGAATTTTCTAAATTCGATTGTTTTACCACTTCTTGATTTAAGTGATTTCTTTTGACCATATTTAGCGAAGACTAAAGCTGGAACAAGCCTTGCTAACAATGTTTTGTCATAAAATGTTTTTGCTTCTGCTGATACAGATTCTAATGTGTTTGTGTTTCTATCTGGCATAATTTTGCCCTCCTATAATTTAAAATTTTAATTATTTAGAGGACTTTCACCTCTATGTTTTTCTATATCCACCATTTTTGGCTTTTTCAATTTCAGCCTCAAATTCTTTTGGACTCATATCTGCCCAACTCTTCGTTTTAGATACCTCTGAACTATTGAGTGGACCTGGAGAGGATTGCTTGTTTGCATACATCTTTTCTGCCATAGATTTTGCCTTGTTTTCAAAGGTTGACATCATCTTATTGAATCCATCATAAATCTCTGCTAAAGGTTTGCTACCAAACTTTCCATCACCATATAAAAGAAATTGCTCATTTGAGAGTAGAGTAGTAAGTTCTGCATCTGTCATCTCTGGATGCTTTGAAAAGAAATCTTTTCTATCGTTCGCATACCATTGCTTTTCATCATCTGCTTTCTTTCTGCTTTCAATTTCTTCCTTTTGTTTCTTTGATTGAACTTTGTGATAATCTGCAATAGGATCACCACCATTTTTTTCAATCTCTTTCATGGCAAGATATTTTTCAATATCAACTTTGTCCTTAATCTCTTCATCTGTGTATGGATTAACACCATTTGTAAATTCGATTATGGCATTGTTTCTTGCCTCTTCTTTTGCTCTTTCAAGTTCGGCTTTTCTTTCTGCCTCTCTTCTTTTTCGAGCATATTCGGAATTTTGTGCATTACTTTGAGTTTTCTTCACCTCTGGTTTGTTAGAGTCGTCACTCTCTTCTGCCTTTGTATCTGTAAACTCAACATCATTTACATTTTCCTCTTCTTTGTTGATGTCTGCGACCTCATCAACTGCATTGTAGTTAGCATTTACCTCATTGCTAGGTTCTTGCTCAATGCTTGTTTCCGCAGTTTTTTCAATTTCTGGCATATTTGCCCTCCTTAAGATTTTTCCGCTATTCTATGCGATTTTTATATAATCAAAGCATTATGCTTTAACTATCACTTTCTTTACCAGAACATCCTTATTGTAGTTAGGACAATCTGGTCTTCTGCAAGTAAAGGTTGTCTTGTATTTGTTGCTATTCTTCTTCATCAAGACTGCCTTGCAATGTTGACATGTCATTTGCATTTGCATTTCCTCCTTGCATTTTAATCAACTCTGCCAAATCATTTGCATCTTGTTGTGATGTGATGATTTGTTGGTTTGCAAGATTGATTTTGTCTGTATATTCAGCTTGTAGTTGAGATTTTTCCGCCATCTGTTGAGCCAACAATTCTTTCAAGTGTTTGTTCTCATTAATTGTTCCAGAGATGTTGTTTGCTATCTCTGTTAATTTTTGAGTGACTTTTGCATATTGTTCAAGTTGTGCTTGTTGGTTCTGTACCATTTGAGTTAATTGAGCAATTTGACCTTGTTCTTGATTATCCAGGTCTTTTAACAACTCTTTCTTACAAGGCAATAAGTTTTGTGGATAAATATTGTAATATGTCCTCAAACTTATCTTTCCAGAATTTAAAAGGTTGTCTAAAATGCCAACTGTGACAATCTCACTATATTGTGTTGCAGCACCAATTTCGATTGTTATATCAAAATCATAATCACTAAACTCTGAACCATTAAAGAAATCCTTAAATTTAATCGGTTCTGTTCCTATGTTTGCAAGTTCTTTAGTTGCTTGTTCACCACTTACACCTTGTTGTGCTAATTGACCTTGCAAGATTGCTTTAGCCTCTTCTGTTTCCATCTCATTGTTAAACTCTTTGCCCTCATAGAATAGAACATAGAATTGCAATAAGATTTCTGCACATCTCTCTCTAAACTTTCTGTATCTTGTTGAAAGTTTATTAATAGGTTTCTGTGCTTGTTGTTGCAAGTAAGCAATAGATGCGCCAGATTGATTTGCCCCCATGATTTCACCAGTCATAACCTCTGTTGCACCAGTCACACTTCTTGTTGTTTCAAGAATATCTTTGTTTAACTGATATGTTTGAGGATTAAATGGTTGCTTGTTAAGAGTGTAAAATCCAGTTCCACCCTTGTATCTATCAATCAAGAGTTTTGTTGGATCGTTGGTGTATTTATCACCTTTAGCCATTGCACCCTCTTTAGCACACACTTGACCAAATCCTTGATCTTCAACACTCTTTGACATCATAGCTGTATTGAAATTGACAACTCTGTTATTTGGAATAATAGGTTCAACCTCACCACGACCATAGATGCAATTCTTTCTCTTCTTGTATTGATAAACCTCAATAGGATAGAGTGTTGCTTTGTAAGACACTTGTTCTGCCTTTGGTGTATCTGGCAAGTTAGACTCTGCAAAATCTTCCTTTTGTTTTGCTCTAATGAGTTTCTTGTTGATTTCTGGATTAAGAGCTGTTGCCTCACAAATAAATACATTTTTGGTGACTTTCTCAAAGTAAACCTCACCATCTTTCTTAAAGTACTTTGTAAGTACAGTGACTAATTTGCTACCATCTTGTTCTTTCTCATCACGAAGATTCTCATTGTCATCTGGTTCAATCTTATCTGCATCTGCCTTGCTTTGACACATTGCTTTTACAGCATCAAGTTCACACCTGGTTTCAATAATTATCCATTTTTGTTTCTGGATGTCTGTTTCTCGTGGATTATGTACCAACACATTTAAAGGTTCTATAACCTCTGCTCTTGTTCCACCTTTATATTCGCCTCTCTTTCCTCTTGCCTCTGCATCCCAGAAGAAGTGTAAGAAACTTGAACCCTCAACCTCTGCCTGATCAACCATTTCAGCCCAAATGTCTTCAAGTTTCATTTCCTTTTCCATCTGTCTGTTAAAAGCAGTAAGTTTATTTGCAAGTTCTGGTGCCTCTTGTGATGTGAAAAGCACTTTTAAAGGTGTTGCAAGTATGCCAGAACCTTTGCTATCTACAATCATTTCTATTTGGTTAAAGATAGGTCTAGGCAATGTCTTTGTCTTGTCACTAACTTTTCCCCAATGTCTTCCCTCATAGAAATCCACACATAGAGGAATAGAAGATTCAATACCAATAGTCTTTTGGTATTGTTTGCCATCTTTGTGTTCGTTCCAAATTTGAGAAAGTCTTTGTTCTTTACTTTCGTTTATCTTGTTCACCAAACTTATATTCCTCCATTAAACTTGTTTCTTCATCATCCTTAGCAACATATTGCTTAATGTATCCGATCAACTCTTGTACCTTTTTGTCGAATAAATCATTAAGTTCTTCAAGGTTCTTAATCTTTTCTGTCTGTGCATCTTTGTCTGCTTTTAATTGTTTAACCTCTTCTTTTAAAGCATCAATTCTCTCATTTTGAGATTGAAATGCTTGTTGTACCAATGCTTTTAGTAATTCTTCCATTAAAACTCTTCCTCCAATGCACTAAAATAATCTTGATATGTATCCTCATACTCATCATCAACATCATCTTCAGATTGTAAAGCAAAAGGCAATTCGTATTTCTCTTGCTCAATCTCAATCCAATCACAATCTTGTTGTTCTATGATTGTTTCAGCTATTGCATCTGCCATAACCAAGTCATCATGGAATCCATATTCTGCCTCTGCACGACCTTTCTCGTTCTTAACAAAAGTTAAACACTCTCTTAAAGTTGCAACATCACACTCATGTGTAATATCTTCTCTAAAGAGTTTTACAAGTTTTGCTATCATAAGTGGTCTTGTCACAGAGTTTGTAATGAATCCAGTTTGTTTCATGAATCTTTGGTTCTGCTTATCAAACACTTCTCTTTGATAGATGTGAGGATAATTGAGTTTATTCAACTCTCTGTCTGCTACAATGCTATAATTGACCTCTATGCCAATTAAAGCCTCATGATAATACATACCTAAACAATAGAGTTGGTCTGCATACAAGTCTTCGTGTATATCTTGCTTATGCAGAGTTGCATGTCTATCATGTGTTATGCAATCGACTACTTTAGCAGTAAAATAGTCTTCGCCATTACCAGCCACATCACAACCAATTACATAAGGTGCTTTCCTTAATGGTCGTTTTGTCTTCTGGTCGTATATCACCACAGGTTCATGATGAATAGTGATATATCCTTTCTCATCATCAACCCACTTGATATTGTTTATCTCGTAATTGTCTACATCAATTACTTTCTTTTCGTACTCGAAATAGCCTCGTTTTACTGGTTGCAAGGTACGAACTCTTTCAATCTGTTTAACAATGCTTTCTTTATCGAAAACACTCGAACCAGATGAAATAAATGCCTCTTCTGGACAACTAGGAAACTCTTGTTTGAATAAATCAATGTCACCACCACAATCGTTGGCAATCTTCCATCTTCGCCAAGCAATTTGCTCATCATCCAGGTTATAAAGTTGTTTAAGTTCTATTTCCTCATCTGTTAGCACAATACCAGTTGCATCTCTTCTGTAAGACTTCAACTCGTGCCATGCACAGAATAGAGGAACATAATCACTCTTACCATCTACTGCATCATCCCACCTTTGTTTAAAGTCATCATAACCATTAGCTGTAGACTCTATGATTACCATGCTATCTGGTGTATCTGGAACTGCTTGTAATAATCCAGCCAGAGTGTTTTTCTTGTCACCTTTCCAGAAAGCATATTCTGAAACGTGCAAGTTTTGAAATGTATCGGAACGACCTATTCCCTCACCACCAGCAGTCATACACTTGATTTTGCTCTTTAATCCAGTTCCCTCTTTGTTGTCAAAGATAAGTTCTTTAGCATTACTCTTTCTGATTTGAGGTCTTAAGCAACTCCTCAATTTCTCATAGAATAGTTGTGACATATTGAATAGGTTAGTTGTTGCCTCTTCTTTATGTGCGACTATACCACTATTGACATTGTGCTTTGTTGCTGTTCTCTTAAAGATTAATGCCTCTGTTAAAGTAGAAAATCCCATCTGTCTTGCTTTTAAGATGATGATTCGAATAGGTTTGTTTTGCTCATGTAATTGTTTTATTGTGTTGTAAAGTTTCATTTGAGGTTCATTGATAATAAATGGAATAATCTGCGAATCTTTTGTTCTTATCCACAATTCATTTTCAATGTATTTCTTTGTGTTGATTGCCATCACATTTCCTCACCTTGCAGACCTCTCAACACTTCTTCAAGTGATGCATCTGCACCATGATTTACAGTTGCCTCTTTGTTGATAAGTGCTTGTTTATCATAAAGAGTTCCTATAACTGTAGATAATTGACCAATATTTTCCATCTTTAATGAATCCACTTTCCTTGCCACTCGAAGATATTTTTCTCTATCTTTCTTCTTCTCAAAGTCTGTTTCCTCATAAAGTTCATCAAGAGCATCATCAAGTTCTTTTTCCTTGTTTAATGCTCTATCTAGTTTTCTTTCAAGTAATTGATTTGCCTTTTCCATAATGCTCCAGGCTTTTTCAACAAATGCTTTTTTCTTTTCGTTGCGAAGTTTTGCAAACTCTGGATTGATTTTCTCTTCTGTATCTTTCCAATCTCTTAAGGTTCTCTCTGGTATCTTAAGGCTCTCTGATACAGCTTTGAAAGACATTGTTGTTAGCATTGCAAGTGCTTGTTCTTTTTGTTCATCTGTATATTTAGAACCTTGTGCCATAGAATCACCTCCACCTAGTTCCTACTAATACCAGCATTAGCCCACATTACAACCTCTTCAAGTTTTGTTAATGCACACGATTGCTCTCTTCCATTAGGAACATATTTCTTTATCATGTAGGCAAACTCTTTTGCTTTATCTCTAATTAAAGGATAAATCTCTTGTTGTTCACCATTTGGCTTGTGATATGAGAATCTATTTTCAAGGTCTACATCAACCACTTTCGAACATATAGGATTTTCCGATATGTTCATTTCTGGTAGTTTTACATCTTTCTTATCAATATCAACCATTATTTCTCACCAACCTTTAATGTATTGTCTGGATAAACACAATCTTCATTTACATCCATTAAATTGCTAATTGTTTTATCCTTGTTATTAAGAATCTCAACCTGGTATCTCACTAATTCATTTTCATATAGCAGAACACACTTGATGATTCCTCTAATAACTTTATCTTTAATGACACAGACAACTTTTTCATTTAATCTGTATTTTGCTTTTAATGGCAACTTTGCCTTGTAGTCTATCAATCTCTTGTTATACCAATTACATTGACTTGCAAGAACCTTATTTTCTTGTTCTAATACACCACATCTCTTGATTGCATTTGTTCTGTTCTCAAGAATCATATAAACGAAACTGAAAACTAAAAATCCAATAAGTAGAGCATTGATGATTAAAAAGATTAAAATTGCTGTGTTCATAATTCCTCCTAAATAAATGCCAGATGAGTTGCGAACCTCTTCCTATCAATATTTCAGATAGCAACACCATGCTTTTTGTGATTCTGGCATGTAGAATAGTCTTTCCTATTAGTCAACCATAAAGGTATATTTGAAAAATGGAAAATTGTAGATTTTCATCTACTGGCGGGACTGGTGTGACTCGAACACACAACTTTCTGGTTGTTCCTACCAGTTCTCTACCATTAAGAAACAGTCCCATGAAGTGTTGTTTGGTTTATTTAGCACAACCCTCAAACACAAAAACTACACATGCTCCGAAAATAAAACCCTTTTTTTCTCTTTAAAATATCCTTTGGGGTTTGGTGTGACAGGCAAGGCTCGAACTTGCACAATAGACACCTCATAACTGCCTATCACCTTTAAGGTGGAAAGAGCCAATCTTTCCTATCTGCCACATATAAAAGAGTTCTTTTACTCTTCTTCACTTTACACTTTACAATAAAAAAAGGTATACCGAAGTATACACTTTTTTGTTTTTACAATTTATTGAGATAATCAACTATTTGCCTTACCGATTTGTTTACTCTTTTCTTGATTGCTACCTCTGAAAAACCTAATTTATTGCCTATTTTCCAGTATGTCACACCATTAACAACAGAATCAATGATGATTGACTGGTTGATAGGTTCTAAATGTGATATTGCCTCAAAATATTGTTCTTTCTTCAAAATACTTTGTTTGATGAATCCATTTGCATCTAACTTTTCCATAGAATCTTTTAATTTCTGCAAATCTTCATCTGTGGCAGATTTGTTTTGTTTGTGTTTCTCATATTGCTTTTGTAATTTCTCTTGTGCCTCTGTAAAGGTTTGAATTGAATATTCAATATGTTTGAGGTTTCTTAAATCTTGTTTCACTTGCTCGAAACTAACCATTTTTCACCCCTTGTTATCATTTTGCCGACCTCAACAAAATGTTATTTATTATTTCATGCTTTGCATTTTCAAGTTCTTTTTCATAATGAGTTGGATTAAATACCATTGCACAATATCTCTGTTTGTTTCGTTTTGTGTACTCAATAAATATTCCATCTCTTGACTTTCTAATCAATAGTCCACAGCTCTCAAAGAATCGAACTCTTTCCATTTGAGAAAATGTTGGCAGACTATCCATAAATTCTTTACTTGTCATGTGCCACCTCCAGCTCATGCACATAGCACCAACTTTGTGGAGGTTTCTTTAAATAGTTGCAACAAGTAGATTCTATTTGACAATCATATAAATCTTCTCTTGTTTCAACCCATCCAGGATAACTATGGTGAGCATTGTGACAATTATCACAACACCCCTCATAAATAGAACCTTTAAATTGACAATGCCTAAATGCTTTTAATGGTAATGGTTTCTCATAAACAATTAGATCATCAATATGCCAAGCAAATCCTTTTTTGTCACCAATATATTTATTAATGTCAAAAACACTTAAGCATGATTTTTCAAGTTCAAAAGATGGATAATATTCCATTGCTTGAAATCTATCAAACTCATCAATCTGTTTACAAATAAACTCTGCAACCACTTTCCCTCTTTTACCTAACATATAATTAGTTCTCATATCACCATAAGAACAATATATATAAACCTTAAATGGTAGTTTGGTTTTTGGCATTGATTTTCTAATCTCTAAAGTTTTTAATTTATGAACTATCATTGATACCCACTCTGGTTTTATACTAATCAAAACTGCATCCATAAAATCCTCCAAAATTTCAATTATTTTATTGTTTTTCGCATTTTTTCTGCAAAAATGCTCATTATATTGCCAATTTTCTGCAATAAGATTGTTATTTTGATAATTTTTGTATCACTTTTCTTAATTTAGGTTTTATATTGTTGCAGAAATAAGATATTGCTTTTTTATCCCAATATTCATAATCTTTTTCAAGACAAGAATAGAGTTCGTATATATCGTAATCAATATCATAATCTTTTAAAATTTCAACTACTTGACCTATAAAACTTTCTGGATGATCTGTATAAATAGCAGATATTTGCTTTAAGCAATCGTTCTCATCTTTAATCTTCCAAAACAGACCATTTTCCTTAATGTATTGTTTTGTTGATTTTATAGATTGAGATAGACTAAAGACTCTTTCAAATAATTTGTTTAGTAGATAACCAGAATCACATCTTACCATAAGTTCCAAAAAACTTTCTCTTTCTGGTGTTTCATACCATTTATACGAACCACATGTTTCACCTTGAATTGAAAGTTGATACTTATCTAAATCAAGAGTGTAATATAAAATTGCACCATTTTTTTGATCATGTAATTTATACTTTATTATTCTGGAATCCAATTCTTCAATATTTATTTTACTTTTGCTTTCCATCTTCTTTTCCTCTTGTTTTTTTTGATTTGTTTTTCAAGCATTTCACAATGCTTTTCTGCATCTAATAACAATTCATCTTTCTCTTGTTCTGTTAGTTTGCAGTTTTCACAATCATAGTCATCACCATAATATCTGCAAAATGGTGGATTAACATCTGGACTATGATCTTCCACATGAAGAGAGCAATTTCTTATATCCATACATACTCCTTTAGTTTATCGATATATTGACCGATAATATGGATTGCACTATCAGGAGTTAAACAACCATTTTCTTTTCCCCAGATAAAAGTTTTTTTAAGTTCTTCAAGTTCTTTAATGGCAACCTTGTTTTGCATCTCTTTTAATTTTATTTTTGTGATGTTTGTCTTGCCATTTTGCCTACTAGCCATAATAAGCATATCTGGTTCTTTTTCTTCAAGTTTATCTTCTAGTTCTGCAATTTTCTGTAAGGTATACTCAATAGGTTTGTCTTTTATTTCTTCCCAAACCTTTTTGATTCTATCTTCCATAATTACCACCTCTTTTCAATCATGGCATCAAAATTAAACTCAAGACATTTTCTACTTGCAAGATAGTCACACATGTGAACAAAGTTTTGTTGTTTTGTTTTTGGTAGAGGTAGAACCTCTGCCCCGGTCCTGTAATCTTTGTTCCATTGCCCCATGTGAGTTGAAATCAAATCACAAATTGCCTCGATAAACATCAAATCACCAGCAATCATAGGATAAGAGTCTTTGATTAAATCAACCACTTCCAATGGATGAGTTGTCATTGTGTATGCGCCAACCGAACCATTTTTGCCATTTTTACAACCATCATGGAGGATTAATGCAGCAATGCACAAATCTCTATCTAATGCACTATATTGAGGTAATATTGTAAACAATTCACAAGCAATTCTTACTGCAGCTTTGGTGTGTCTAACCAATCCTTGATCACCTAGTGCATAATCTGGATGATACTTGCCAGTAGAACTAGCAGGTATAACAAAGAAATAATCTGGCAATTTGCCAAGCATTTCTTCTACAAAATTTCTAATTTTTTCATCTGATATAAAACTTAACTCTGTTTTAAATAAATCAAGTCTTTCTTGTTTTTCCATAAAACTTATTCCTCACTTTTAAAAATATTTGATTCAATTAATCTTTCTGCAACTCTTTTAATCATGATAGGTGGAACACTCATCCCACAGATATAGCAAGTGTTTGCCGTAGAGTTCTGAATAAAATCATAATCCTTTGGAAAACTTGCAACTCTCACCATGTCTTGTCTTGAAAGATATTCTCTTGTGTCATATCTAAACAACACATTTTTCGCAGTTAAGGTATTGCATACCTTGTCATCATAAACGATATTATTGTTAAAGAACGACCTTTTGCCATACAATCTAATACATGGTGCAGACAAATCCAAATCACCATATTGCAGATGGTCAAGCAATTCTTTTAATGTTTTAGTTCTGGCTTGTAGAGGTGTACCTCTTTCACTTTTGATTTCACCAAATGTGATCGGTTTGTAATTGAAGTGCAAGTCTAAAGTTTCTAAATCAAACTTTAATCTGGTTGCTATAAAAATTACTCTATGCCTAATCTGTGGCACACCCATTGTTTCACCTTTCACAATCCAATGTTTAACTTTATATCCAATCTCATTGAATTTCTTGTGAATCTCTTGAACATATCTCCAGGCATCACCATTAACCATACCCTCAACATTTTCAAGCAGAACAACTTTTGGTCTTAACTTTGCAACTGTATCTATAAACACAAATGGCAAATCATCAAGAACTTGTTTCTTTTGCCCCTCTCTAAACTTTTTCTCTTTTCCCCATGCCTCTTCTCTTAATCCAGACATTGAGAAAGTAGAGCAAGGTGGCGAACCATCAAGAATATCCAGGTTAAATAATTCCTCTGGCAAATCTTCTCTTTTATTGAAATCTCTTATATCCTCAACATAGTTGTATTTTGGATTGTTATTTCTCACATAAATATCGTTAATTCTTTTATCAATTTCACAACATCCAATCACATCACATCCAGCTAACTTATAACCGAGGCTCGACCCCCCCCCACAAGCAAAACAGCTAAACACTTTGAGATTGTTTTTCTTAACTTTTTGCAAGTCAGATAGTTCCCAATCCCAGTCGTTAGAAACCATCTGTCTTCCACCAAGTTGTTTGATTATCTTTTCATCTTCGAGGATGTCAACAAATCCAATTTGTTCCATGCTAACATCCTCCCAGAATTTCCAAAATTTTGTTTGCACAATTTTCTTTTGTCACAAATACAAAATCCACTTTCGTGCCTTTTTTATAATGGTCTTGAGTTGTCATTGTTTGGATAGACTTCATAAGAGTTGTTGGATTAACCTTTGTCATAGGTTGTCCTTTTTTATGTAAGCAAACCTTTTGACAAGTTCCATCTTCTAACTTTCTGGTTTTGTATAAGTCTGCCTTGAAACAAGGAATTTCCCAGTTTTGTATATCTTCAATTTCTCTCATGTTAGGTTCAAAACAAACAAATGTAATCTTTCCACCACAATTCAAGCAATTTTCAATTTCTCTTTTCATACGATTGTGATCTTTAGAGCATCTATTTCTTGCAACCTCTATAAGTCCACCACCACTACTTTTTAAATCTACACAATTTAAAATGTTAGTAGGTAATGCAACATCACCAAATGGCAATTTAGAACGAATAATTGTAAAACCTAAATCTTTAAAAGACTTTTCCACAAAAGCATCTTTTTGATTTCTGGTGTCTAATATGATTACTTTTTCCATATCACACCCCATATTTCTGCAAGAATTTTTGCTTATCATTTATTTTTGTGTTTCTAAAATCATCACCAGTAAGCAGAATAACATCTGTTGCCATTTCATTAATTCGTTCAATAATTGCTTTATCAAGAACTATAATTTCTCTTAATTCTTGAATAGAGTAGTTAGATGTAAGAATTGTTGGTTTATCTGCATTTGCTCTTGCATTTAATAATTCAAACAATATCTTTTCTAACCATTTGCTTGTACTTGAATCATACTCTCTGCCAATAAACTCTTTGCCAACATCATCAAGAAAAACAAAATCACTCTCGACAAATCTGCGAATAATTTCTTCCATTGACATGCCATTTTTCTTATCCAGTAATAAGTTTTGAATTGTTGCAAGGTTAGTAAAAATACATTTATAACCTTTCTTCAAAAGTTCATTACACAGACAAGCTGTTGCATGAGTCTTACCAGATGAGTTGTCACCATAAATAAACAAGCCAATATTTTCTTTTATCATTTCATCTGAAAACTTTACATAGTTTCTAAATTTGCGATATATCTCTTTGTTGTTCTCTGTTATTACAACATTTGAGAATCTTACATCAAGATATTTCTTCCCCATCATTGCAAAGTTTTGTCTTGATAAGAATTGTTGTTTTAACTTTTCAATTCTCTCTTGTTTTTCTTGTTCTTCTTTCTCAATCTGTCTGCACGTGCAAAGTGTTGGAAACACCTTTACATGATTTTCAAATTCAATTATGCAATATCTAGGTGTTTTACACTTAACACAACAAGGCAAACCTTTTTCATCAAAATACACTTCTTCTGATGGATAATGAGTTTTTAAATAAGAGGCATCTGTATTATTAAGAATATCCATAAATTCCATCACTACCTCCTATACACCTTATCTGTTTGTGTTTGAGGTTGATTTACAGTTGTGGTTCTTGCACTTGATGTTTTTGTTGCATTATCTTGAGCAGATGAAAGCCATGTTCCAATAAATCTCTTAATTCCACTTTTTGTTTTTCTTTTAGTAGGATTATTTATTGCCCATGCACTCATTTTTCTTAACTCTGCCATTACATCAACTGCTGGAAACAATTTCTTCATTTGGTTAAAATATTCTTCTTCAATTCCATATTCAGAACCATCATTTAAAAGAATTGTGATTAAGATTTGAGCTGTTGGTGTGGTGTCAACTTGTTTGGCATCACACACATCTTCTTTACTAATCTCATCTATACTAACCTTATCTATACTATCCTTACCTATACTAACCTGTGTATCCAAAATGGATACATTGTTAGGAATTTCAACATAAGACTTCTTTTCATCTAAAGTTAGTGTTGCTTTTTCTTCTACATAACTTGTTGGTTTAAATCTATCATTTTGAATATAATTGTGAATCCTCCAATGCTTGATAACAATAATTCCACTTTCAAAAGTTAAGATGTATCTTTTCATAATCAAAATTCTTACATCATCATCACTTGCACCAATCATTTTTTGAATCTTTTTAGGATTGTTTACAAATCCCTCATCATCCGCCCTCATTGCTAAATGAAAGTAGAGTGCTTGTGTTGAAAGTGGCATATCAAGGAAAATATCACTATCAATAATTGCTTTTGCGAACATCCTTCTTTCCGCCATAACTCACCTCTAAAATGGTAAGCCATCATCATCAATAGGTTCTAACTCTGGTTTAGTGTCTTCAGCTTGATTATTGCTATCACCTTTCTTTGATTGAACGAACTCACACTCTTCTACAACAACCTCTGTCACATATCTTTTAGTTCCATCTTCTGCATCATAAGAACGAGTCTGGATACTACCCACAACACCTATCTTGTTGCCTTTATTAAAGTATTTATGTATAAACTCTGCACTACTGCGCCAAGCAACACAATTTATGAAATCACTTTCATATTCATCATTAGCATTTTTAAATTTTCTTTGAACTGCGATTGTAAATCTTGCAACATTAATTCCACTTTGAGTTGTTGTCAACTCTGGATCTTTTGTTAAATTTCCAACTAATATAACCTTATTCATTAGTTTCACCATCCTTTTTTGATAATCTTTTGATTGTCTCTTCTATATCTTCATTAGACATAAAAACAATTCCCTCTTGAACAATTTTTGTGATTTCTCTTTTAAAGATTAATCTGTTTTTGCTATTTCTAATTGAACGATATAGCATTTGCAACAATGTAAGAGTGTTGCCGATTAGTTCCCCTAAAGAACCAGAATAACTTAATTTCTTTTGAGTTCCAGAGAACTCTACACTTAATTGATTTTGTTGTTGTTTATTTTCTTCCATAACTTTCACCTTTTTTATAAATTAGATTTTCTTTGTTCCAATTTGGATACTTTGATTTGAGATAACTTTCGATTTTGTTTCCAAGTTCTTCTCTTTGTTCTCTTGTGCCTCTGTCAAAACGACTATGACACTTGTTTTCTGTTAAATCTGTGCATAATGTGACAATGTTTTCTTCTATTCCGAGTCCACCTTGACTACGAGGAATAAAGTGTGCATTTGGCATAACATTATGGCTATTGTGACAAATAACACATCTGCCATTGTCACGAAGAAACACTTGCAACTTAACTTTTTGAGGAATATCACATGCTTTTGACCTTTTTGTTTTCATCTTCTTTCATCCTCCATGATTGATTGAATTTCACTATCATAAATTCCAAGTTCTGAACATCTATGTAAAGCAAGATCAATAAGGTCTGTCATTTGTTTTGTATTGAAAGTGCTTGAACCTTTGTAGCAGATATATACAACACCATTTGTTTCTTTATTTGTTCGTGGATCAACAATAATCCTTGTTCCACTTTCCTTAACAACTCGATATTGTTCTTCTAAAAACTTTTTAGATTCTGGCAATCCAACATAAACTTCACTCTTGATGTTTGCCTCTTCGATTAAGTCACAATAACAATCTTCAACCTCTGTCTTCCACTTGACTCCACAAGTTGCTATGGCAATCTTTTCACATAAAGCCCATAACATATTGTTTTGAGCAAGACTTCTTTCTGACTTGTGTTCTGTTGCCTTAATATCAATCTTGTCGAATTTCTTCAGCTCATCAACACAAACATTTGCAGCCCACTTATCTGTACCAGACACAACAAACGAAACAATTATGTTTCCAGACTCATCTTGCATCTTATAAACTCTGTTTGCTACGAATTTGCTCATACTCTGTTTTTGATGGCACTTTTTTCTCTCTTAAACACCTTGCAAGGTACTTTAAACGAGGTTTATATTCTTTCTCGATAAAATCCTTGTCATAATCAATAACGAACGATTTAATGCGATTATAGTCAATATTTGGAAAGTATGGATTAGCATAATCATCATCTGTCATCTGGTAAGCATAGAGAATTGCCTTGCTCCTCCTTTTTCTAAACATTAAAACTTGACATTGTTGCCAATAGTTCTTTGGAACTTTAGCAAACATCTTGCCAGTAGTTTTGATTTCAATTACATAGTCTTTTGTAAGACCATCATAATTACATCTCAATCTTAATGACCAAGTGTAATATGGATGTTTACCGATTTTAATTCGATAACACTCTTGTCTTTCAATTTCACGAATAATAGGAATTTCAAGGATGTTGCCACAATCCATCTTCCAAAACTTTCTGTTGTTTGAATAAAACCCTAATTTTACAAACCACCAATCAAGAAAAGATTGTGTATCCCAATTCCCCATAATCATTGATGTATCACTTGCACCGAACCAATAGGCTCTATTTTGATTTTTTATCATCTGCATCTTCCTTTGGCTTATTCTCAATTAAAACTTTCTCAAGTGTTTTTGTGATACCATCAATTTGTTTTGCAGATTCAATCAAATCTTTTATTTTCTTTTCTGTTGTACCTTGTAAATGTTTCAACATAGCTGGAACACCACCAAGTTGTTTTGATGCAGAATTTACTAATGTTCTGAAGAAATCATAAACATTTGCTTTTGTTTCTTCTTTAGATACAGTGTCTGGATCAATTTCTTTTGCCCAAAGGTTAATACCTAATCCCCAATTTACTGCAACACACTTAACAAATGCTCTTTGTTTTGCATTGTAAATGTCTGATTGTGTAATCTTGTCTAAAGAAATATCTTTTGAACCATCAATTACTGGATATAGAATTTCTTTTCTAACACCATCAATTTCAACATAAATCTTGATGTGGATACACTTATTCTCATCAAAGAATAAAACACCACCATCTTTGTTTGGCACATGCTCAAACTCAACTTTTTCTGCACCATTTTCATAAAGTGCTTTCAAGCAATCTACCCAAGACAAAGTATCAATATCTTTTCCCTCTTGCTTTTCATATTCTTTTGTATATTTGTTGTACTTAAAAGTAGGTTTCTTTGTAATTTTTACCTCAACTTGAGATAATTCCATAAAATTCTTAATCATAATTTCCTCCTAATCATTGTTCCAGCAATCCATTGCATCTTGCTCGAAATAGTCTTTTAACCAATCTTCACAACCATCTGATAATGAATCTTCTAAATCATGACCAGAAATCATACGATTGATTGATTTTTGTATCTCTCTACAAATTTTCTTTTTTAATTCTTCATCTTCTTGAATTCCAGGTATAATCTTGATAACATTTAGAAAATACTCTTCATACATAATCTCTGATAAAGCCTCTCTAATTTCATCCCACTCAACCTCATATTCAAAATCTTCTTCATCACAAAATTCTTCATCTGTTGATTCTGAATAATATGACGGACCACATTGTCTTGTATATGTAAAAGTCTTACTCATCTTTTCCCTCCAAAGACTTTAATTGTCTTTCATAGTATTTAAGAGAATTTAGTTCACTTGATATTTCACCAGCTATGTCAACTAACTTATCTGTTATGTACTCTGGTAGATGACCAACAAGACCTTTAATTGCTAATTTAAGTGTAAAAATCTTTTCACAACATTTTTGGATGTTGTCTTGACACATTTTTATTTCTTCATTTTTCAAATTTTCTTTTTTCATAATATACCTCTTTACTTTTTTGAATTTTTTTGTTATTCTTTTAGTGAATAGTTTTGGAAAGCACACTATTCTTTTGAGTCATTTTGATTGCAGTCGAAATGGCTCTTTTTCTTTTGCACTCGTTTCTTGAACTTGTCGAAACAATCATTTGCCCAATCTCTAATAGATGAGAATCCTAATAGTTGCAAGTTTTCTTTTGTTAGCCAATTTGTTGCATCTCTAGGCAAATCTGCAGTTAGTCTGTACACTAACAACTCTGTGGCATCTCGTTTCTTTTTTGCTTTTGGTTTTGTTGACTTCAACAAATCTAAATCTTTTTCATCATACAGCTCTAAAATTGTTGTGCATTTTAATGTCTTTGCAATTTTTGTTGCATCTTCTGGAACTGGTAGACAAACAAAGTTTTCGAATTTTGAAATCAATGGAACATCTTTATTGATGCACTTTGCCAACTCTGGTTGTGTAAGACCTTGTTCAATCCTCTTTTCTCTGATTCGTACCATCTTTACCTCCTTTTAATTCTTTTCTTCTTTTTTCAAGTCGTTGAATTTCTAAAGTAAGTTGTGGCTTTGCTTTTTCATAAGCATCTTTGTTCTCTGGATTGTCAAAATATCTTTCAACCATTTTCCCAAGAACCGAAGAAAACACTTTCATACCAGATTCACTAAATTTTATTTCGTTTGATAAAATTTCCATGTTTCCTCCTAGTTGTTTGGATTTTGTTCTTCTTTCTTGAAAAGGTAATCCAAACTCAAACCTTTAAAAAAAGTATCTCTGATGGTCACCATTTGCTTATAAGTAAAATCCGATCTTCCCAGCATATATCTGGAAACAGATGTTGGTGTTTTACTTATTGCTTTGGCAATGTCATCTTGAGATACTTTTTTTAATTTCATTTCTCTGAAAAGATTTGCAAACATCACTTTCACCTCCATGTTATTTTTCACGACTTCTCGTGAATTTCAATAACATAATAAACGACTTCTCGTAAATAGTCAAGCGATTTTTCAAAATTTTTTACGATTTCTCAAAAATTTTTTTGAAAAGGCATTGCTTTATTTTAATTTTAATGTATAATATATATAGAAAAAATGGAGGATTTACCATGAATTTATTAGATAAGATAAAAATTCTAATGAAAGAAAAGAATATAAAAAACATCAGACAATTATCTGAAATGTCTGATGTGCCTTATAGTACGATAGATAGTTTATTTAAGAAAGGATATGAGGGTGTAAGATTGTCAACCATGACAAAACTTTGCTCTTTTTTCGGTTGCACTCTTGATTATCTAATGTCTGATGATGTAGATGAAAATGTAGATTATGATCAACAACAGATTATTGAAGACTATAACAAATTAGATTTAAGACAAAAACAAACCATTAAAGAAATCATTAAAGGTCAATTAGGATTAACATCTAATCTTCGCATTAAACCTTTAAAACTATTTAATCAATCTGCTTGTGCTGGTAATGGAAACTATATTGATGATGATTCTTATTCTATTGTTGATTTTCAAAATCCACCTATCAATGCTGCATTTGCAGTTAAAATTCAAGGTAGTTCCATGCAACCACTTATTAATGATGGTGATATAGTTTTTGTGCAACCTAATGTAAACTTGCAAAATGGTGATATAGGAATATTTACTTATAATGGTGAAACTTATTGCAAAAAACTTAATCACACACAAAGAAATGTTGTATTGCAATCTCTTAATCCAGAATATAGAGATATAACTATATATAATCAAGATGAATTATTTATTGTTGGGAGGGTGTTATAATGAAAAGACCGATTGATATTGAACATGCAAATAAATGGCTTATAGGTTTTTCGATTGTTGCATTTGTATTTGCAATAGTTTTCTTCGTTTCTGGAATAATACCTGGAGGAATCGCACTTATAGTTGTTGCAATATTGCTTTTAGTTCCTCAAATTATTAAAACCATTAAAAATAACCAACCAGAAAGTGATTACTCTATTCGCAACAGAAAACTACGAGAACAGAAAGAAAAACTTATTGAAGAGGCAATTCGCCAAAACTCTGAAACAGAAGAGAACAAGGAGGACTAATGAAGAAAGCTGTAATCTATGCAAGATTTAGTTCTCATGGTCAAACAGAGCAATCTATTGAGGGGCAATTAAGAGTATGTAATGAGTATGCAAGACAAAATGATATTGCCATTGTCGATACTTATATTGATAGAGCAAAAACAGCTCAAAACGACAATCGACCTCAATTCCAACAAATGCTAATAGATTCTGAAAATAAAGAGTGGGATTATGTTATTGTTTATGCACTTGATAGATTCGCACGTGATGATGGTGACTATGGTGCAGACAAAAAACATCTGCGCCAAAATGGTGTTAAACTACTTTCTGCCACAGAAATTATAGGAACTAATGCAGATGGTTCTGAAAACTTAAGTGGTATCTTGACAGAGGGTATCCTTGTTGCAGTTGCTAAATATTATTCAAGAGAACTCTCAAAGAAAGTAAAAAGAGGACAAAAAGAATCTTTAGAAAAACAAAACTTTATGGGAGGTACAGTCCTATATGGTTATTGTGTAGACAATAAAAAACTTGTTATCAATGAAGATGAGGCATCTGTAATTAGAGAAATATTTACATTATATGCCTCTGGAAAAACTGCAGAAGATGTTGTTCGCATCCTAAAAGAGAAAGGTATCAAAAACAGACAAGGCAGATATTTCTGCAAAAACACTATTATGAATATGCTTAAGAATAAAAGATATATAGGATTCTTTAAGTATGGCGAACATGAGATTCCAAACTACCACCCTGCTATTATTGAAGAAGAACTATTTAATGTTTGTGCAGAAAAGATAACCAGAAGAAAAAGATCAACAGATAGATTTGAGTTGTATGGTGATTATTTGCTTTCTGGTAAATTATATTGTGGCGAGTGTAAAACTAGGATGTATGGCGAATCTGGAACATCTAAAACTGGTAAACTATATCACTATTACAAATGTTTTAACCGAAAGAAAAATGATGGTTGCAAGAAGAAAAACATTGCTAAAGATTATCTTGAGGATTTAGTAATGGCAATCACTATGGATAACTTATTACATGAAGATATTGTGTTGGATCTGATTGATAATGCAGTTGAAGTCCACAATAAAGAAATCAAAGAAGATAAAGAGTTGACAATCTTAAGAAAGCAATTAACCGAAAACGAAAGATTTATTGCTAATCTACTTAATGCAATTAAAAATGGCATCTATACAGAATCAACTCAAAAAGAACTTGAAAATCTTGAAAAAGAAAAAAAGGAAACCCTTAATGCAATCACATTAAAGGAATCCAAAATAAAAAAGCCTCTTGAAAGAGAGCAAGTATTATATTTCTTAAAGCAATTTATGTTTGATAAAAACACATTGACAAAAGAAGAGAAACTAAAAATAATCAATCTACTAATTGAGATGGTTATTTTATGGGATGATAGAGTTGTTGTTATATTTAAAAATGGTGACACATCTGGAAAACCCCTAAAAATCGAGGATATTTTGCCAGATTTAGTTCGAAACAAGGACAACTCTTCCCGCCAAATGGTTATAATCCGAACTTTTTTGTTCGGATTATTTTATTTATATTATCAATTTATCTACATTCGTGATTTAATTATTTAAAAATAAAATTGGAGAATAAATATGAAATTTA